TCTATCCCTATCCGTTCCAGTTCGATCCCTCGCAATTTTCGAACAAGTACAGTCCGTACAACGGCGTCCCGCTGCCCAGCTTGGCGAATTACGCCGGCATGCCGACCGACGCGCACGGCAATCCGATCGGCAGCTACCAAGCGATCGTGGCTCAGCAACAGGCCGCCACGCCGGGAGCCGCGCCGCCGATGGCTCCGTCGACGTCGATCAACTCGAGTCCATTTTCCGGCGTTCAAATCCCGCAAGGCCAGAATGACGCGGCCTATCAGCCGCGCGGCGGTTTGAATATGCAACAATGGCAGGCGCTAACGCCGCAGCAGCAACTCGCCGCCGGCGCGTCGCTAGGTCAGGTTCAAGCTGGCGTAGCTGCGACGCAGCCCGACAGCTTCGTCGCCTCCCACAACAATCCCAGTGGCGGTTCGCCCGGAGCAGGCGCGTATCTCCAGGGTTTAGGCGCAACCGCTTTCAACCAGATGGCTAACCAACCAGCCGCCGCGCCCCAGGCTCCGTCGACGCCCGCGCCCGACATGGGCAAAGCTTATCTCCAGGCGCTCGCCAATCCTGGCCAGGTGACCACGCCTGGCGCGACGGTGCCTCAATCCGCATTGCCCTCGAGCCAGTCGGGCGTCCTGCAGCAATTCCTGCAGAACTGGCAGAACAAGGGAGCCCCAACCACAGGGGCCGGAAACTACAACAACCAAGGGTTCTTCGCAGGACTCCAGGGAGGCCAGAATGCCCAACCCAGCTGACATTCTCTCCGAAGAAACCGACGAAGATCCGGAAGACCAACTCCGGATGCAACTGGCTCAGGGTCAGGGCAACAACCTCGCCGGCGCACCGCAACCGCCCGGGCAAGCCGGCCTGGCGGGCCAGGGGCCGCCGCAGCCGATGGCTCCCTCGCCCAACGTGCCTGGGCCGCTCGCCGCCTTGGCTAAGCGCCCAGGCAAACCGCATATCAAGCTTAAGAGTCATCCGCCGAAGAAGGGCAAGCCACGCATCAAACTGAGGGCGTCAGCATATGGCGGGACCATTTGATTGGGCCAGGTACGTCACTGGCGACACCGACAATCCGGAAGAGGACATCGGCCAATGGGCCGACGCCAACCAGAAGCGGAACCGCGCCGCGCTCGGGCTCGACGCCAATGGCAACCCGTTGCCGGCGGCCGCAGCGGCTCCTGCAGCCGCCGCCGCGCCGACTCCAGCGGGCCCGGGCGCGGCCGCGCAAGACCCGAACGCGCAAGCCGCAGCCCAAGCGCAAGCCTCGAGCACGCTGCCGCCTAACCAAGAGCCGAACGCGACCAAGACGCCGGTCAGCCTCGGCCACTTGATGATGAACCTGCAGCAATACAACGAGCGCGAACAGGGCTTCAATCAGGCGCTCGGCATGGGCTTTGCCGCCTTTGCCCAGCCGCGCGATCGGCAGATGGTCGCGGGGATGTTTAACACCACGCCGGCCGATCCGACTAAGATCGCGCAGACGCAGATGAGTCTGAGCACACAGCAACAAGGCCAGGACCGCGCCAACGCCATTAGCATCATCGCTAACGATCCGATCAGGGGCCCAGCGCTCGCGGCGCAACTGCATATGGATTGGGGCGCGCTCAAAGCCGGCCTGGTCACCGATCCTGCTATGGCCGGGAAGATCGCGGAGGCGCTTGGCACGCCGTCCGAAGCGATCCGAAATCTCACCCAGCTTGGCCACATGGGCGGCGGACCTGGCGGACCTGGCGGACCTACCAGACCCAACGGAAGCCCGCTGATCAAGGATCTCACGACCGGGATCACGACCAGCATCGCCGGTCCGGAGTCAGCCCCCATGATCTCGGCACAGAACGCCTGGCGCGCGGCGCATCCTGGTCAGCCGGATTCGGCCATGCCGTGGCAAGTCGGCAATCTGCAATCGTTCAATCAGTACACCACCAACGAGAAGGGAAAGGAGGACGATCGCGCTGCAGCGTCGGCGGCTCTTCCCGATAACAATGAAACCGCCATGCGGCTGCAGAATGATCTCGAGACGCTACGAGACTCGCCTGGTTTGAAGAGCATCCTTACGACGTCGGGTAAGCGAGCAATCGCTCAGCAAGTCTTGAAAGATCCTAATCAGAACGACGCCGCGACGATTCTGGCGAATAATGTGGGACTAACTCAACAAGAAGCAGACGCGATGGCGCTTCTGAAGCGCGTTGGCGGCGCGACGACCGAAACGGCGATGAAGGGCATGGCCGGCACCGGTACGCGCGTTACGCAAGCGGAGGTTGGACCGCTGAAAGACGCGATCACCACGACGCAGAACCTGAACCAGAGCTACGATTCCTACATCCATGGGGCGCTCGGCAGCGCGATCACGCGAGCAAAGAAAACGATCGCCACAAATTTCGGCGCGACCGGCAACGTCAAAAACATGGACCCGCAATATACGCCGTGGTTGGACGACAATTTCAAGCCTGGCGGCGAGCTCTACAAGGAAGGCGGCGGCGCGGAGGCGCTTCCGGCGGCCAAGCCTATTCCGCCCGATATGTTGGCTCAGGTGAGACAAGAAGCCTCGAACTATCCCGTTGGGAAAGACGATCTTCTCGACAACCTGCAGCAAGCGGGGTTCGACACAAAGAGGCTGCGTCATATGCCGGTTTCGGGATGGTGACCGATGGCTGATAGAATCCAGGGTCTGCCTGGCTACCATCGCGCGCAGGACGATCTGCCGCCGACGCAGCCGCAAACCGTTTTCCCTAAGTCGCAAGGGAATCAGCAACCGGCTGCGCCGGATGCGACGCCTATTCCCGGTTTGCCGGATTATAAACGGGCGACGCCAACATCTTCGACTGCCGCGCCGGCAAGCCAGAACAGCCTTCTGTACGACATGTTTCATCCAACTGATGCCGATCTTAGCCGGCCTCAGACCTGGCATGATTGGCTGACCAAGACCTACAGTCCCTCCGCGAGCCAGGTGGGCTCCGCGGCGCTTGACGACGTTTCTTTCGGCACAGCCGACGCTATTCAGTCGAAGATTACAGGCGAGAATGTCGGCAATATCCGCGCTCGCACCGCGGACGCCCAGGCCGCGCTCGGGCCGATGGGCCCAGTCGTCAATGCGCTGACTTACGCCGTTCCTGGGACCGGCGAACTAAAGTTTGCCGTCACGCCAGGCAGGCTTATTCACAGCGCTGCGGAGCTCGCCAACGCAGGGCGCTACGGCACGGCGGCAGTGGAAGGCGGCACTGCGGCGGCGCTGAGTTCGGCTGGGCACCAGGCCGGCGATCCTAACGGCATCGATGCTCTGAAAGTCGCCAAGGACGCTGGCTGGGGCGCGGCGGGCGGCACGGTGATGCAGGGACTAGGCGACGTCACCGCGCCTGTGGCGCAGAAGGTTGGAAACTGGGCGACAGGCAAGCCAGGGACAAGCAGCGAACAATGGTCAAGCAACCCGCAAGATAATTGGCGCGCACGCGCTGCGGCTGGCGATCCGACTCTGCAGGGCGACATTGCGGTTTCCCAGGCGACGCTGCCGCCAGATCATCCAGCGCAGCCGGCGCTCGCCAAGGTGCAGGGCGCGCTCGCTCAGCCAACGGATCCAGGCAATGTCGCTCATGCCGTGACCGGCGCGGGAGCTTGGTACGGGTCGAAATTACTAGGCGGCGACGAGCTTACTCAATTGGCGGCTGGCGGCATATCGCCGTTCGCCTCGAAATATTTCGTCAACAAGCCAGCGCAAATGATTAATACGGTTGATCGCAACATCAACGTCGGGCAGTCGATGGATCAACTCTATCCGGCGCTGACTAACAATCCGGCGTCAACAACTGACACGTCAGGCTGGGCGAACGCTCTCCGCCAGGGTTGGATTGGCGGCGAGCGGTCGACCGACCAGGCTGGAGACGCTCAGTGGTGGTGACTGTTTGCGAGTTTGTTCTTTTCCGCTTGCGCGATCATCGCGTAGACCCGCATCTTACTTGCCACTAATTCTTCCGGCGTGGCGACATGAGCCGGGGGCTTAGGCTTGGCGGTCAGCTTGTCTACGAAGCTCGCCCACGCCATGAACACAGCGAAGAGCAAGATCCAGGGGCCGAACACAACGAGGTAGAAGGGGATTTCCTGTAGCACGATCATTGTCCTTTCGTGCTCTTATTTAGCGCGTAACTGCGCTGTCTTCAAGGGGCGCGGCGAGTTTTAATTTGCTGAAAACTGCCTCGTAAAGATCCTCTTTCTTCTGCAGCGCCTTGACCACGCGCCGATCGATGTCCGAGCCGGATAGATCGATATAGAGCACGTTCTCGCCGCGCTGCCCGCGGCGGTGGATCCGGTCCTCGTCCTGCGTGCGCGTATCGAGGCTGTAGGAGCTTTCGAAAAAGATCATCGTCGAGCAATGGTCGCGCGCCGCCGCGCCTCCTAACAGCGTGTGTCCGTACTTGATCGCTTCGCTCTGGCCGAGCATGTGCCGGCACTCCGAATCTTCGTTGAAACGGCGCTTTTGCTCCGTCACTTCAGCGGGCTTCATCTGCCCTTTGATGTAAGCTGGGAAATGCCCCTTGAGCGCCGTCGCGAGAATCTCGAACGTGTAGCGGTGTCGGTAGATGATGATCACCTTGCCCTCGATCTGAGCAAGCAGATCGAGCAAAACCGCCAGGCGCGGGTTCTTTTCCGGTTCGACCAGAACGCGCGGATCCCCATTTTCGTTGAGGATAAAACCGCACTGGATCTGCGACAGTTTCTCGTATTTCGAAACAGCGATGTTGACCGCGACGATCTCAGTTTCCAACTCGAGAAGAAATTCATCCCGCATTTGTTTGTACTGGGCCGCTTGTTCGCCACTCATCTCATAAGTGCGAATGGTGAAATCTTTGCGCGGGAGCTCCGGAAGCCAGTCGGCTTTTTTGGCCTGGAAGATTACTGGGGCCATGATTCGCGCGAGCGTGTCGGCGTTTTTAACCCCTATGACTTGCTTGTTTTCCCAGCCGCCCATCTGACAAAAATTATTGCGAAACGCCCAGAATCGGACGCCCTGGAACAGCCCGATCGCACGCAATTGGGGATAGAGGTCATGTGGCCCCTGTGTTTGTGGCAATCCGCTCAGGCAACGGACGATCTTCGCCTCGAGGGCGAGTTTGAGCGTCGCCTTGGTTTGCTCACTGTCGTGCGTCTTGATCTGGATTGATTCGTCGATCGCCAGCATCGTCGGCTTGACTCGCATCCAAGCCATCACGCGCAGGAGAACCGCCGGCATCCGCACCGCTTCGTAATTGATGACCAGGATCGGCGGAGCGCCGTATTTCGTCGTAGCGAACCAGTGATCGTTAGCTTTCGAGCCCGAAACATAGATGAATGGCTGGAAGGCCAGCCCGTGCTTGAGTATCTCCTCAATCCAGCCAGGTTTAAACGAGTTGGGCGCAATCACCACTAAACGCGTGACAACTCGATTCTTCGCTGCGCAGTCGAACTCAGCCAAGGTTAGGAGCGTCTTGCCGAGCCCCATTTCCATGAAGTAGCCGACGCCGCGCTTGCCCTCGCCAAATCTCAGCGCCGCTTCCTGAACCGGATCAAGCTTCACCGTCTGATTCTCGCCAAGAACTCGTTTCGCTGTGCGTCCGTCGTCGTGAGCCATAGGGCTTCAAGCGCATCCGCAGTCGGGGGATGATTGACGTTGTACTCGACTAGTTCGAGCGACATGGTCCCTTTCATCGCGAGGCTTTCAAGCCTGGCGGCGTCGAGCGGCCGCTTTTCGCGGATCGTTTCGATGCGCCGAATATGGCGCTCAGAGATGTTGAACATCGTCGATCGATCCCGCTTCCCGATCCTGATCTTCCGATTCGGATCGAGAATCGAGAGCGCCGTGTCACGGCTGTAGAGGCGCATGAGTGGGATGAAGCCAAGCTCGAAGGCGGCGATCGCGCGATGCGCTTTGTCGGCGTCGGTATCGCGCGGCCAGCGCATTTTCGTCCTGAGCGCGGCTTCCTTGACCTCCTCGAGGACGCCCATCTCAGCCGACTTGCTTCCATTTGCCGTCGCCCATGCGCTCGATGACGCCAACTTTGCGCAGTTCCTCGAGCCGCGAATTGACGGAATTTGCTGAAAAGCCGGCGGCCACGACTTTGGGCTGAAGGTCGAGCGCGCGCTTGGGTCCGGTCGAAAACTCCGCCATGATGATACCGTTGATGCCCTTCTTCAGATTCGGGCCTGGCGAGGCGCGCTTGTTGGTTTTCTTCTCCGCTCTTGGCAAGTGAAGCGTCGGCGCTTTCAATTTCGGCACGATTTCGGTGACCGAAACGTCTTCGACCGGCAGGAACTTGGCGATCATGGCGATCAGCGTATCGGACGCGATCGTGAACCCGATCTTGAATTTGACCTGGCTCATAGGCGGGCCTCGATGCCACAATTGACCTGGTGAACGATCGTTGCTGCGCGAATGAGATCAGCCAGGTCGCGCGATTCCATAAGGATCTCGACCTCCTTATCGCAGAGCTTATGGGCTAGGCGTTCTTGGCGCGCGTCCGTGGTTTCGACCGGCGCAGCGACAGTTGGGCAGAGATTTCTCAGCGGTGATAAGAGAACCCAGACGGCGAAAAAACACACAGCAAGCACGGCGCACATGTTGAGCGCGCCTTGCCAAAACGCTTCCTTCTCTGGCGTCATCGCGCGGCCCTCCGGATCTTCGCCATGCGGACAACGTGGCCCATAGAACGGCTAGGGATGACCGCTGGCGTGGGTTGGACGACGGAGGCGGTTTCGATCGCGACGAAGCCCAGTTTGTAGCCCAGCGCACGCGCCACGGCGTTGAGCGAGGCGGCTTGCGGGCGGCGCGTTTCTCCGGAGAACCAGTTCGCCAGCGTTTGTGTCGAGACGCCCGAATCCTCGTGGATCTGCTTGTAGGTCGCGCCGCTGCCCTGAACGACCGTTCTGAGCTCGTCGATAATCGGGTCTTTCTCGACGAAATTGTAGGATTTGTAAGTGAAGCCTTTAATCGTCATCGTCACACCATGAACTTGGGCGGGAGGGGGATATCGCGGTCGTGCGGCCGCCAGATGTGCAGCGTGTACGGGTGGCAGCTAATATGATCCTTGGCGGTCAGATGCAGCTGCATCGCCGTGACGTCGCCAAGAAACGCCTTCTTGGCGATCTCCATCTCCGCCCAGGTGGGCGTGCGTTGCTGGCCCCTTACGGAGACGGAAATGTGGTCCCAGCCATCGCCATTGGAGGCGAGAACCTTGAGCGCGGTCATTTGGCCAGGCACCGGGATGATGAACGCGCCGTTGCCGCCGTCGCCATAGGAACCATAGCTCTCGAGCACGAAGGAATCGCGAAGCCGGAACTGATCGAGGTTGTGCAGGTCACGCATTGCCAGTCCTGGCGACTTTTTCGACCAAGGTGCGCATGCCGCGCTCGATATCGACGACCGGCGGATCGTCGGTTCCAGGCGGCCTCGCTGCCTGAGCGTAATTGATGATCTCATCCCAATGCAGGCTCTCGCCGGAAACCATGCGGGCGATCAAAGTCGTGATTTGGTCGAGAGATTCTTTAGCCGCCGGCGAAAGCTCGTCCCAAGACGAGCCAGTGCGAATCTGATACTTCATCGCCTGCGCGATGCCGCCGATTGCCGGATAGTTCACTTTATTTGTCGCCATACAAGCCAGTCTCTCAGGGTTTCGGCGTGCGGTCCGTAGCCGCCGCCAGGGGGAAAGGAATCCGCCTTGGTCGCTGTTCTCGCCCAGTCGTGGATGAACATGACCTTGGTCTTTTTGTCCCAGCCGATCAGGGCGCAGATTCCGCCGGCCTTGATGTAACGCTCGCCTTCTTCCCATTGGCGCAGCGTCGGCGCGAACGACTGATGTTCGACGAGCTTGCCTTCAGCGAGCAGGTGTGGGTGATCGGGAAACTTGATTGCCATGTCCAATAGCCCAACGGCGCGTCTGTCCTCGTGCCGGCGGGCGTATGCTCCAAGGCGACGACAATCTGCCACAAGCTTAGTTTTAAGTGTGCTTTCAAGGTTCACCTCCCCATCCTCCAGAAGCGGTTCATTCGCGCTTCCACTTTGGTCGAAGGGCAAACGTCATAAGGACGCGATTAGATTGCGCATCGTGTGCGATCAGGAGCTCGTGATGCAGAAACACGAGCTTGTGCTCGTTGACTTGCTGATGAAGGAGCTTCGTTATCGAATCGAGAAAGCTCTCCACGCGCGCCTTTGTTTCCTCGATGGCAATCTCGACCTTTTCATTCATTCGCCCTCGTCCTCCGCCTGGTAGAACTCGCAAACCGTCTGGTGAAGATCGAACGCAATCAACGCATCGACGATGAATTCAGCCTCGGGCATCGCCTGTCGCCAGAGCTCTTCCGGCAAGCGCCGACCGTTGGGATCTTTGATCAGGCCTAGCTTGCGCGCCGCTAGGCAGCGAGCAAGGAACTCAGAGAGCCTTATCGCCGCTCTCATGGCTTCCGGTCCCTGATAAGATTAGCGAGTTCCCTAGCTTGCCTCGCTATGGGCTCCATCTGACGCGCGCAGTATTTGACCCCGTCTCGGTAACCCCAGAGATACGAAACGATCATCGCCACACTGACGAGCGCCGCAATAGCGAGGTTCTCCCAGTTGACGCTCATGGCGCGGGCCGCCAGACAACGGGCGAATCCAGAAGCTTGCGCAGCGCTTCGCGGTCCACTGGATCGGAAATCTCGGCAAGCCACTGGCAAGTGAGGCAGCGTTTACGCACCTGGCCAAGCGCGTCGTAAACGGGACAGCCGCAATCGACGCAGATGAAGGTGGGTTCGTCGCTCATGGCTTCAACAGAAGTCCGAGCGCAGTTTGCAGCGCTCTCGAGGCTTGCAGGATGTGAAACTGAATGAAGTACGGATTGTAGTCGCCAACCTCGGCAAGTTCCCTTGCTCCCTCGGCGTGCTCGATCACGGCGTCGAGTGCCTCAGACATCACGTCGCGCTTGCCTGGGATCATCGCTTGCTTGAGATCCGGCCGCTCGTGCTCCTCGATCGCCTGAATGACGACTTGGCATTCGGAGTCTACGACTGCGGGATGATCGCCAGCGGCTTTCGGATACTCGCTCATCGGCTCGACGCTGGGTGCGAAGAAAGCGTCTTGGAGATATTTGCGAAGCGCTTCAGTCGGGATCGGCTTCGACGTCGGCCGCAGCGTGCGCAGATGCGGATCCGACATGCGGGCAATGAAAGCTCTGCCCAAGTCGGGCACGAACTTGTCGTCGAAATTGCCGCCGCCAGGATGGCTGCAGGGGGCGTAAAAGGCCGCGCCTGGCGAGGCAACCGCATAGCCAAACTCGAGCCGCTGGAAGGCGATCAGCGGCGCTTTGCGCACCAGGTCAAGAAACCCACTATCGTCGATCTTGGGAAGAATCATGCTTGCGTCTCACCAGACCGGGGTAAAACTTGGCGTACTTCGCCAGAATGCGTTTGGCGTTTTTGCGCGTCATCGGCTCCCCCCGACTGTCGTTGGCGAGCGCGATTAGCTTCTCTAAGCGCGCCAGCGTCGGACGATCGGGGGGAGTTTCCACCACAGCTAGAACGGGATATCGTCGTCGACAACGCCGGACTCACCTCTGGTTTCGACTGGGCGAGCGCCACGTTCCGACATTGCGTCGCGGGGGGATGATGCACGACGCACTGTCGCCTCCCCATCGACGTCCTCGTCCTCGTCCGCCGTGGCGAAAGCGACGTTCTTCCACTGGTCGAACAGCGGCTCGGTGATCGCGGAAAGGGCCGGATCGGTGTAGCCGTCGCCGCGATATTTGTAGCCGAAGTAGGCTTCGCCGGTGGGCCCGCGGTTCTGCACCGCGACGACCTTGTAGCGCTGGAAGAACGGACTGAGCGGCCGCGCGTCGACCATGGCGAACAGCTTGCGCGCCTCTTTCACGCCCGATCGCGTGTTCAAGGTCAGCGCCAAAGTGTTCCACTCAGGCAGGAACCAGAGCACCTCGAAGGTCAGCGTCGCCGCCGGCGGGCTCGAGGGATCGTCGATGCGGCTCGAGCCAAACTCAGCCAAGCCCGATTCCTTGACCGTGCGCGCGAGCTTCCAAGTGTAAGTCTTGGGGTTCATCGGGTAACGCACATGGAACTCGCCTTCCGGCGGATCCCAATGGATGAAGTCGCGGGCGCGGGCGAGAATGCCACGATCCTCGCCAGGCGAGCGCGGTGCCCAAAGGTTGTACGTCTGTCGGCGCATGATCGGCACGCCGATGAACTCAGGCCCAAGCGATTCGGTCAGCGTCGTGTGCCAGAATTCGCCCGCGCGGGCTTCGCCGGGATAATCGACGCATTCGGGGTTCGACGCCTGGAGGAGCTTGATGCGCGGCAGCATCCGCTGACGCGGATCGATTTCGCCCCAGCTTTCCACCTTTTGCTTCCCTTGCAGATGCGCCGGCAGCGCGTTTTTGCTGACCGGCGTGACATCGTTGACCATGACTGTCTTGCCTTCCCTGATCGTGTAGCGGGGCTTCGTCGCGAGGTCGCTCATCGGCTCGCCTCCGCAACGGCGCGAGCACGTTTGCGCAATTTGTCGATGCGCTTGAGCCGCTCACAAGTCGCGGCCCAATCCTCGCCGTCCGCTTTTTTGCCCACATAAATCCGGCACAGTTCATCGATTTCGTCGAGGAGCTTGATGAGGGCGCTCATTTCGACCTCGTCAGCGACACATAGCGGGCGACGGACGTCTTGAAGACGTCGTCGGGCGGCTCTTTGCCCTTGTCCTCGGTTTCGCTGCGCGCCCAAGCGCCCAGAGTTAAGGCGTTGACTGTCTCAATGATCATGCCGCCCTGTCCATTGTCGCGCAGGTATTCATAGCCCTTGGGCTTATCGAGGATTGAGCACGACCAACGGCGATTGAGGCCGACGAGTCCATAACCGGGGATTCGGATGTTCTGGATTCCGTGCGCGTCGAAGCAGGCCGGGACGCGCGTGTAGGAGAGATCTTTGTCGAGCTTATTAAGCTCAGAGATCGTCGACGCCATCGATTCGAGTTCTTCACGCATGTCGGCGTAGAACCTGACGAGATCAGGGGCTTCGTTGACGCTGATGGCGGATTCGGCTTCTGCGAAGAGGGCGGCGCGGGCCGTTTCGAGCGCCTTTTTCGCCGCTTCGCAGGCGGCTTGAGTCTCGGGTTTCATTGCTATCGTTGCTCCATGTTGCGGGGCTTCGCCGGCTTTCACGGCGTCGCAAGGCGCAACATATCGCTCGATAGAACAATGTCAACGTTTAGTAGACGGCAAACTGTTCAGGATCGATTAAAAAGCCTGGATAAGTCGAGCGCCGTTGCCTGGCGGCCAAAACCGCTCGGGCCGTAACGCGACAACGCGCCGCCTGACCAATCCTGATTTTGTGCGGCGATCGGGACAAAGGGCGAGTTGCCAGGCGCGGGTGCAAGCGCCGTTGCGCTGCCTGGGATCCGCGCGCCCGCTGGCCTATTCGAGCCTCGCGCCACGGCAGGGTTCGATACTGGCCGCGGCCGCGGCGGCGGCAGCGGAGCGGCAACGGCCGGATAAGCATCCGGCGTTACACCTCGGGCTTGCGGCAGAATGGACGGTCCAGGCGGCATTGGCGGCCCCATGACCGGCATCACGCCACGCGCTTGCGGCAGGATCGAAGGTCCGATCGGCGGGCTAGCGCCAGCACCGCCTGAACTTCCGCCCACAACCTGACCAGGCACCGGCGGAGTCGGAGCGCCTGGCGGCATCGGCGCGGGCGGTTGACCTCCGCTCACCAAGCCCGGAGGCACCGGCGGACCGCCGCCGGCGAGCGCCGCGGGCACCGGCGAAGGATTGTTGAGCGGATTGCCGTTGTTGCTCAGCGTGTCCGCCGCCGCCGGCTGCACCGGGTTGGCGTAATTCATGCTGCGCATGATCGAGGCTTGCGTCGCGGCTGGAAGGCCAGCGAGCCAAGACATAAAGCCGCCCTGGTCGCCGGTGCCGGAGTCAGGCGTATCGCCGGGAGCAAAGACCGCCATGGCCGTTATCGCTGCGGGCTGTTAACGCGCGGCGGCCCGAAATCGCTGGGATACTGGGCCCCTTCGACTTGCGGCTGAACGTCTTCTGCAGGGGGGCGATCGTCATACTCGGCCTTAAACGCTTCGACGCCGATCGATTCGATGTAAGCCGAGCGCTCGCGCTGTTCGTCACCGATCGTCTTTACCGGCTCGGGCGGCGGATAAGCCTCGCCTTCAACGCGTTCGATCGGAAAGCGTCCGCCTCCGGAGGCGATGATGCGATTATCCTGCACCGCGGGCGGCGGATAATTGTCTTCCTCTGTGCGCAGAGGCGGAGGATCGCGGCGTTGCGGCTGTGGCGGCGGGCGTCGGGGAGGTTGAGCCATGAATGGACTCCGGGTCAGGGCCCCTCAACGAGCATCCATCAAAGCGTGCAGCTTAGCAATGCCCTGAAATCGCTCGTCGCCGTCTGGACAGGGGATGAATTCGAGCGGCGGCAAAGCAATGTCGATTCGTTCCTCTGTGCTGAACCGTTCGCTACTGTGTTGAACCGGCTCAGTACGGCGCGGCGCGAGCGCGGTGAAACACTTTTGAGGTTTGGGATAGTGCCAGACTGAAAACAGGTGACATTTCGCAGCCGCGGGGTTTGGCCACATCGACGTCATGGCCAGAAAAAGGATGCAGGGGCGGCGGAGTAGGGCTCCCCGACGATGGAGACTCCGCACACAGCGCCGTCGCGCTGGCCCCTGCAAGCTCACAGAACTTCGTCCTCAAGCTCCTTAACCTTGGCTTTGAGCTTGTCGACATCCATGGTCAGGATCTCGAGCCCCTGCAAGTAGGTTTCGCCCAAGCCTTTCATTTGAATCTCGAGCGCTTTCGCCAGGCGCTCGCCGCGCGCCATGAGCATGCCCAACTCAATCGCGCAGACCAGGCCGATGCCGATGATCACCAAGTCGAGCGTAGTCGTGAGCGTCATTTCAGCCCGAACAGAGCGAGGAGGATCTGGCCGCCATAGGCGATCAGAAACATGAACGCGAGAACAGTAAGCGGATCGAGCCTCATACTGGATGCTTATGTCGCTGAGCGCGCGTCATCTGACCGCGTTTGACGCCCAATTTGGTGGGCTTGTTGTGCCCCTTCTTGAGCTCGCCGGCTTTCTGCAGCGTCGACGTCGCGATTGCATAAGCGCTCGAGGTCGAGTGCCCCTTCGCTTTGATTCGCTTCACTGCGGCGTCGAGGATTTTCGGCATCACGGCACCGCAATCGCGTTCGAAGTGGCGTTGGCTGAGCCCGCAGCGTTGCTCGCGGTGACGCGACACGAAACGTTGGTTCCGCTGTCGGCCGCCTGGACGGTGTAGGTCGACTGCGTTGCGTCGGCGATCGGTGTGCCGCCGCGCAGCCAGGCATACGCATAGCTGGTTGGCGAATATTGCCAGATGCCTTGGGTGCAGGTGAGCGTCGTGGTGCCGGTGACCGCGGGCACAGTGGTGTTCACCGGCGCGAGGTAGTCGCCCATGGCGTTGCTGATCGCGTCCGCCATATCGGTGTTCGCCAGATTGCCGCCTTTGCCGATATTGATAATCGCCAAAACTTCGTTGGTGAACGGCGTGTTCGCCGCTTGGCCAGGGATCAATCCAGCCGGCGCGGTTTCCATCGTCGTGTCATGCGTCGTGGTGTCCGGATCGAGCAAAGCGACGATGGCGTTGAGCTCTGCCGCCTTATTCGGATACCATTTGTAATTCTTGGCGACGAGCTCGAGCTCGCCTTGGAAAGTCACGACATCGTAGGACATCAGTAGTTGTCTCCTCGAAGAAAGCCGCCTCGACCTGGCACGCAATTGCAATAGGGCCAGTTATTTTGCGCGCCGCTTTGCTCGCCAAGCGCCTGGCCTAGCCCTTGGAAGTTTAACTGTTGCTGCGCAAGCGCCCGATTTTGCTGCACCTGAGCTTGCTGCGCGTGAGCCTGACTTTGCAGCATCATGCGCTGGCGCATCTCCTCAGTGATCTGATGATACGGCAGTGGATTCATCGCCGCTTGCGCATGGTCTTGCTGACGCAAGCGATGCGCTGCATCCGCGCGATCGCGCCAGGCGTGAGCGATCTCTCGCCAACCGTCGATATCCCCTCGGACGTGCTCAAGCTGGCGCTCGAGGTCATCGATGCGCGCCTTGAGCTCAGCGATCTCCGCGTTGGGCTTGATCGAAGAGAGAAGCTCCTTCGATGAGGAGTCGCTCGAAGTTTGCCGCTTCGCGACTGGGATCATCGCTAGGAGTGCTAGAGTCGACATCAAACCCATTTTTGTCCTCCTCCCGCCAGCTTATGCGTGACGCGGTGAACAGTCCATCCTGATTTTTCTCCGGAAAGAAACAAAACCAGCCAAACGGCATCGCGCCTTGCTTCAGCTTTTTACCCTTCCAGCCAGGCCTGTGCATCATCGGCAGTCGTTCGACGCCGATAAAGACATGGTGCAAATGTTGCATGATGTCGGAGCGGCCCGCGCCCTCAAGCGCCATCAGCCGCAGGAGCACATAGACCGGCAGACCAAGCTTGAGCCCGTGGCGAATGAAAGCGTCGGCCCAGCGGTAAGGCGGATTGGTCACAATCGCCTGGAGGTAGGTCACATTGCAGGATTTGAAAAAATCGATGCCGGTCTGGATCTCCGAATCGCGCCCTGCATAATCGACCAAGTCGTGGCTGATCACGCGCCAGCCGCCAGCCAGGAGCTCCCGCGAAATCGCGCCGCGGCCGGCGCACGGTTCGAAGAGTACGCGATAAAGGTCGAGGGCTCCGGTGCGAATCAGCGCGCGCGTCGCTTCCGGCGGCGTTTCACGCAAATCGTAGGCGCGGTCTTTGAACTTGCCCTTAACCGCGCCCTGTCGCGATTTCGCTTTCAATTGACTCGCCCCAGCGGTTCCTTGAGTTCCTCGAGGATGACCGCAACCAGCTTGATCAGCGCTTCTTCCGGCGGGCACACGCACGCAACCGGCTCATCCGCTTCGAAAATGACCAGGCTTAAGCGGCCGCAGTTCTCGCAGCGCGCGACCGACAGTCCGTTGCCTTCAATCATTTGCAGCGCTCAATCACGTAAATGATTACGCCTAGAATTACGCAAAACTCGCCGATAGACCAGCTAAGCTGATCAAGATTCGTCGTCCAAGTCGGCGGCGAATGCTCAATCATGCCGCCATCCTATCGACAAAGGCTTGGGCTTCGCGCCAGTCGTTTTGATTGCGCCCTTGCCGCCTGGCTGAATAACTCCACGCCATGCTGTCAGCCGATTCGAGGCAATCGCGGATCGCTTTGACGCTAAGACTTGTGGTCTTGAGGCCAAACCCGTGTAATCGAAGATCAGGACGCGCATCGAGGATAGCCTCTAGAACAGCCAGAACAGCCCCAGGATTGCCGTTGCGCTTACAGACGCTGCCGACGCCCACATAAGCGCCCTTGGCCAGTCTTGAGCCATAAGCGAGGACGTGAGCTCCGTAATCGGGGGGCGCGTAGCCTTGCAGAACCGGCATAATGGCGATCCCGCCAGTATCGAGGGCGACGAGCGCGTCGTAACGCTCGATCGTCAACCGCTGATGCTCAGCAATCGTCAAACCTGTCTTGGCCAGCATCGCCGGCTCGCACATGTAATCCTGAGCGACCGCGGTGATGAGATTAGGCGCAGCCCATTTGCGAATCATCTCAGCATAAACCTCGACCGGCTCGGGATAGCCGCCATGCTTAGCAATCGTGGTGAATGCGCCCGAATCCATGATCCAGGGCTGGTCAGTAAACTTGCTCTTGCGCCCCTTGGGTCCGATTAGCGTTGAGACACTGACGAACACCGGGCCCAGGTGCTTGGCGTCGGAAGGATGGTGGACGCCGACATAGAATTTCACTTGCCGCGGCCTTTCCACGGTTCCATCGCATCGCCCTCGCGCCAGTCGTTGGGCATGTCGTCATTGGGCTCGAGCTCCCAATGCGAGCGCAGCGGAACGCCGAGAACCTGGCTGAATAAGCGTTGTAACGCGCCGATCTTGTACTTGAACAAATACTCGCCGTTGGCGAGACTTTCTAATAAGCCGGCATGAGTGTAGAGCGCCAAAACGGCATCGGCCAAAACAGGTTGCCGAAATCCCATATCCTTGCATGCTTTTCTGACACGCTGCGTGATGTGAAACGAGCGGAAAGGCATAGCAATATCGAACCCGCTGTGAATCGTGCCGTTTTCGAGAATTTCTTTGGCGACGAGTTGAGTCGGCGTCAGTTGCTCCGCCGCAACGTCGGCGTCGCGCACCGCAGAATGAGTCAAGTCTTCCACTTGTGCGATATCGTCAGGCGCGCAGTCAATCAAAAGCTTGACGTAAGCCTGGCGCACGTCATCGCGCTTCAAAAAGGCGGCGTAATCCCGGTAGAACGGTTTCGCCTCTCGGTTCATACGGTCTTGGAATTCGCCAGGCAAAAGGCCTTCGCTCGTTGCGGTGATTGACGTCACCTGGAAAATTCCGCGATCTGCGCCCCTCGAAAGACCAGGATTGGGCTCATTCGATGTGAAGGCCAATCGAGCAAAGGTTATGTGCGTTGTTGGATTTTGGTTTTTAAATTCGCCAGAAATTTTGGTCGAACGGATCAGGTCTTTTATCGTTTCAATGACTTCCGACTTCGAGACAACTTCGTCGTGATTGACCCAAAGTCTATCCACGTAATTTGGAATGTAGAACTGGCTCTCAAACGCTTTCATGCTCCCTTTGCCGGCATAATTGCCAAACACAGCTTCCGCAAAATCCTGGCAGAGAAAAGTCTTCCCGGTGCTCTGATCGCCGGTGCAGACAAGCGCGACTTGTTGTTTTTTGCCGGGATGTTTCAGCGTCCAGCCAAAATGCGCCTTAATCCATTCCATACGCCCTTTGTGGTTCTTGGTGACAAGGCTTAGCATGTGATCAAGCTTGTCGATGCACTCAGCCTTGAGCGCCTCATCGATTGTCTTCGCCGGCAGAATGTAAAGGCCAGCCCATTTATTGAAGATCAGGCGCGAATGCGGCGGCGCGTAATCATTGTCAGGAACGATTACGCCTTGGCGAGTCACACGAACAATGGAGCCAGGCGGATAATCGGGATGAATCTCAACGTCGGTGACATCCTGACGGAGCTTCGACTTGATGAAGATTGGAAACGCTTCGACTGGCTTTTTCTTGGTTTGAATCAAGTCGGGCGCATGGCGAAGCGTCAAGCTCTCGCGAGTGAAGATGAATTGCGCCTGGCCTTCGCGAAAGGCTTGGCGGTCTATAAATGCGCCCTCGCCCAGATGGAACAGATACCGCTCCGCGAAGTCTTCAAGCAGGGTTGAATCTGCGCCGACGTTGAGAACCGTGCGCAGCGCCTTGCGCGCTTCGTCGCCAAAGAAATTGCCGATTCCGGTCCAGCCCATGACGTCGAGGCGCGCAGGATCGGCGTCGAGGCGCTTGCGAGCGAATTGGAACATCTCCAGGCATTCCTCGCGATCCGCCGGCTTGCCGCGCTGCTGACAAATGTGTTCGAGCAAAAGCTCAGCGTGCGAGGGATCCGCGATGATCGCGCGCGAGGCGCGCGAGAACACGACATTGGCGTTGATCGCCTGGCCGTCCCGGACGATGCGCGCCATGAGCTCGGAGAACGCGCGCCGCTTCGAATAGTCCTCCCAGGCTTTCTGGCTGACGATGTTGAGAATCGACGCGAACGCTGCAGCGCGGACAATCTGAAAGAACTCGACCGGCGCAGCCCCTGTTCGCCAGCGTGCAGCGGGCCCCTGGCCGCTCTCCGCGCGCCAGGTGATCAGATCATAGTCGACGCCGTTCTCGTGCCACAGGAGGCTTCCTGGCGCGATCGTCGTGACCACATGCGCGTTCGAGCCTTTCTTGATCGCCGGCGCGTAATTGATGGCGATGCCGCGGCGCGTGTCCTCGAGCGTGAACGCCTTGGGCTTGAAGCCGGAATATTCCTCGTCCAGGCGTTTCGCTTCGTCGTCGCGGAGCTTGAACAGGATCGACGTCGCAATCGGCTTCGAAGCGCGGCCAAACGCATAGCGCGACGTGATCCCAAGCCTGGCGCATGCGGCGAAGAAACACTCGTTGATCGATTGATCCGGACCAAAGAAGCGAACTTCGACGACGCCGTTCTGCAGATAGGCGAGCGCGTTGAGCTTCTGCTTGCGGTCGTTGTCAATCCAAACGCGAAGATCGTCGTCGGTCTGATGAAGCTTCTCGTCCTCGTCGGGCGGCAGCGGCTTATCCGCGCGCGGCAAGCAATAATGAACCGGAGCCATGAGTTGACGCGCCGCGAGCACGGTGAGCTCGCGCTGATCCATGACGGTTTTCTTCTGATCAGCCGGTAAATCCAACGTCCAATCGACGTCGGGCACGAGTTGCACGACAGAACCATCGGGCTTAGGCTGTTTAGGCATGGCCCAGCCTCGGTCCATTGTCGTCTTGGTTGGGAATTGGGCGAGGGTTGTCGATCGGGGCGCATCCTGTTTTGAGCGGCAGGATGCGCCCTAGCGTCAGACTCGATCAAGCTTGCGAAAAGTTTTCCACTGACCCGCTAGCGCTTGTGCGTCGCCTCGCGCGGTCCTACGAGCGGCGCGTACAGTTGCATGTTGGCTAATGCGATGATGCACTCTGATTCGGTCTTGCTCGGATAATCGAACATCAACAATCCGAGCACTGATTCGTAGGCGTGATGATCCCAGTCGAGCGTGCGCGGCGCGAGCTTCTTGCACTGCGCATGATAGTACGCGTAATAGTCGGAGCGGCCGCGCTTCATACCCAGCCGCCGCGCCCAATCGGCGGCAATAAGCGCGCCAAGCAAATCGGGCAGAGGCGCTTGTCTTGATCGCCCTCAACCGTAGCCACGCGTACGACGCGATAATCGTCGCTGGAACACGGTTGGCAATCGGGGCGCGTGAAGCCCTCGCATTTAAGCGGCGTCGGCGGGTCTTGGTCGTTTGACATCACCCATCTTCAATTCAAGCTCAGCCAGGGTATCCGAGACGAGCGCCCACTTTTTCGCTAAGTGCGCGTCAAGCGGCGCGACCGCTTCCATCCGCGCCATCGTCTGTTGCTTGAGGTAGGCGATCAGAGCTTCCGGCTCGTCGAGCACGAGGGCTACGGCGAGCGTTCCTGCGATATCCGCGGTCATTGAGTTCTTTCCCTTCAAACAATTTGCGCATGCCTTCGTTGATCGATTCGGTCTGCGCTTCCGTCACGATCTCCGCCCAAACGCGCGCTTCGCCATATTGCTCAAACGCCTGCTTGGCGTTTTCGTGCGCGGCTGTGTGCTCGTAGTTGGTGATATAGCGAATGGCGTTTGGCGTTACAGCGAAGGTGCGCGCGATGACTTTGATCGGCACGCCCTTCAACGCAAACGCGTAGACGGCGACGCGTTCGCCGGTCGAGAGCTTGCGGTCGCGCGACGTCGATTTGATGCCGGCGAGCGTATCCGTGTCCAGGTAGGTCATGCTTCCTCACAATCGTTCCACGCGTCGCAATAAGGGCATTGCCACTCGCTGGCCTCGTCCTGTACGCGTTCGCGCCCACAATTCCAACATTCGCGGCGCATGCTCTCCTCCACCATTTGGTCGTGAAGAGCGTCTAGCTGCGCTTGTTCTTGTTCAGAGATGGGCATGATCAATCCTCCTGCAAGAGGTTGTGCAAGTGGCCGCCCACTGCGGTGATGTCGTCGGCCTTGTCGTTTGCGACCAGGTTGGTGACCACGCCATCGGGTCCGCGCATGATTTCGAGCGAGATCATTTTGCCGCCTTGCTTGTCGAAGGCGTTGAGGATCACGACCTCTTTGCGGTCCTGGCGATCGCTCGGCCTGAGCCCGATCGGATGATCGACGTCCTCGTAGGCTTGCCAGGCCTCCGACCAAAACAGGTAGCTTACGACGTGCTTGCGATACGCTTTGAGCATCATGCGCATCGCTCCGATTGTGGCGTATTTTTCGTCATCGCCATGCCACGGCGTGGCGATCATGGCGGGCGGCCGATCCTTGAACTGGACGACAAACGCCGGCGTGAGCTCCGCGCCAGGCTTGCCAATGAGCACATGCTTCGCCTGGTTGACGCCAGAGTCGAGCAACTGGTCGATGGTCATGGTCATATCAGGCTCTCCGCTTCCGCTTTCATCCGAGCTTCACGATTGAGCGCCGCGCACAAGCGCTTAGCATTCTCCAAGGCTTTGCTATAGGCGGTGCCACGCCCGCGCTCACGACCGGCGTGCAGCTTATCCTCGAGCGCGACCAGGCGGACGACGCCCTTGGCGCGCTCGGAGATCATTTTCGGCTCAACGCCGATTTCGACCTCAAGGATTGCGACTTTGCGATAGACGCCCTTGCATGACGAGGGCATTTTCGCAGAGGCGGTCATGACGATGAATTCGGTTTTCACCGCGGTGTCTTTCCGTTGAGCGCGCGCTCAAGCTTGGCCTTAAAGGCGTTGCTGACGTTGCCGGCGACGATGATGCGCGGCTGCAGCCTGGTTTGCTCGCCATGCTTGAGGACATGGTCGAGGTAGGCTTGCGCGCCAGTGCGCGAGGTGAAGTCGCGATGATGCACGCCGTCTTTGAAGACCCACCAGATGGGCGAATCGGGTTCCGGCTTGATTTCGTAATTGGGCATGAGCGTCCTTTCGAGGGTTGGGCATGAACGCATGAGGGTTCTGCGCTCATGCTCTTATTTAGCGCTTTCCTTGTGCTTAGCAAGCGCGGCGTGCTTCAAATTATGGGCGAGATCAATGATCTCGTGCGCGCTATCCATCACCTGGTTGACCAAATACTCGAGCTTCTCCGGATAGTCGGGATCCGGATGGGCGTTGAGAGCTTTGGCCTCACGCCCCATGCGGGCGAGCGCCTTGGTTAATTTGAGATAGGCGAACTCGAATTCGAATTCGGAACCGAGTTCTGCAGGTGTGAGACTCATTGGTCATGGTCCTGGTGAAACTTCCAATCGCCATAATCGGCCGCCGGATCGTCGTCGTTTTCGTTGTCCCGATCGTCGATCGCGCGGATGGCTTGAACGACGCGCGACCAAAAGCCATCGGTGGTGCGGTTGGCGCAGTGGATGGCCCAGGCGAGGGCGTTGAAGAGGCCGCGGTCTTCGACCAGGGTTTCGGCGTGTTCTTGCGCCTCACGCTGCAGGCGGTCAGGGTTGCTCATGGGCGTTGTCCTTTTAGCTATCTGAGGGTTCGAAGCGGCCGAAACTGGCGCGCACGAGGCGCGACTCGACCATGGACGTGAGGATGTCGAGTTGCGTGCAATCGAGTTCGCTGCCGCTGGCCAGGTCGCATTCGTCGCGAATGGCTTGCGGGTTCAGATTGGCGACGCGCAGCAAACGTTTGCTGATACGGTCCGCCAGTTTGCTGAGATAAGCGCGTTGCATTTGCGTATTCTCCTATGAGGCTCGCCCGTCCTGAGCCTCAATTTGCCTGGCGTTGCGGCCCTCTTTCCAACTATCATTTGGACGATTTGGCAACCAGGTCGTTCTTTCGATGAATACTATATGGGGGCTATCATGCGCTTATCAAGTGCGCAAAGTGCGATGATATTGATAATAATTGCTGTCATCGACGGCTTGGTCGTATTCCCGCGTGCTCATTTGCGCGTCGGTTGGAACGAAGCGAAGGCGGCAAAAATTGAAAGCTTCCTGGCTGGAGGCGAAACGGCGTTCGTCGTAAGCGGGATGGCCGCGCAGGGGTCCGGTTTCGCTCTCGCGCCAAGCCCAGCCAGGTTTCTCGCCCCGATCGAATTCGATGGTGAAAGTTTGGCTCGGGCCGCCCAAGGGGTCTTTGAGCGTGTGAGCTCCGGCGAAACGGGAGGCGCGCGGATTGGCGCGGCCGACGTCGAGGGCGGCGAATTTTGAACGTTTGACCTGGTCGGCGGCGACGCGCAGGCGATCGCGAATCGCGGCGTTCACGTATTTGTGGATAAAGGCCTCGCGACCGAGCGAACGGTATTCGGCGGCCACTTTGGGGTAGCGCATTTGACCGGCGTGCCAGGTTCCGGCGGCGCGGAGGCTCGCCATCGTGGCGGGCCGCAACCCTGACGCGCGGGATACAACTGAAGGTTTAACGCCCTCGCAGAGGGCGGCGTAAAAGGCGCACATTTCGTCGAAGGGGAGGCGCATTGCATGTCGATCTATTTGGTTTTCCACAATGTCGGCGAATGGGTTTTCCATTTTCAGTCCTCAGAACATATTAGAACGCTTGGGACTTTAGTTCGCTAATACGGTTTAGGTCTATAACTATTGCGCGAGAGAAAAGAAAAAATCCGCTAGCATGGAAATCCATGTCAGTGAAAACGAGATCATGTTGTCTCGCGCAATAGTTTTAGGGGTAAATCGTATTAGCGACTTAAAGTCTGAGGGCTTCTATAGAACCCTATCAGACTAAGCGGAGAACCTCTCAAACGCCGGCGCGAAGTCTCGCGCCGGCTCGCCAGTTCTGTCAATCTCCCGAATGCCCGTTTCCCTTATCCGCCAAACCAAACGCAGCAAACGAACGCGCCAAACCCAGCAAACAAGCAAACCAAAAAGCCCGTCCAATCAAGCTTGTCATCAAGGCTCATCGCAAACCTCCCTTGAAACTGAACCGCGCAAGCCAGGTCGGACCAAGCCGATTGCGCAACCCATGCAGCAATGGCGCGTGATCGCTCGGCAAACAGCGACCGTAAACGTGGTCGCCCCAGGCCTTCATGAGCTCGGCCTTCCAATGGCGGCCATGGTGCAGCTGCCAATAGGCCAAAGCTTGCAACTCGGCCGGCGAAAGGCGCGCGCCGCGTTGCGGCCGCTTCTCGCGTGTTTTTGTCTTTTCCACTTTGTTAAACCTTTCCTGTTGCCAGCATCGCCAGTGCAAAGACTAGCGATGCAAATGTTAAGATGTTTGGTAGTATAGCGCCGATCATGCCAAGCACTCGACATGATAGGCGCTAACGGCGTCCGCGCTTGCCAATGAGCGGTTGGCGCGCGAACCGGCGACGGTTTCGCACCAGGTATTCCACCAATGGCGCGCGCCGCCTGTTTCTAAGCATAGTTCCAAGTAATGCTTGATCTTGGCAAGCTTAGTATTATGCTTTACTGTTTTCGCAAGCTTAAACGCGCTCTCGCCAAGACCAAGTCGGCGCAAGTTGTGGGTGTCGAGGCATGAGGCCTCGAGACCGCAAATTTGCGCAACGAACGCCGCCTTGACAATGCCGAGACCTGGCACGTTCGACAAGACGTCGACCGCGCCAATGGCGTCATTGACTTGGCAAGCCTTGACGATTGCAGCGTGAAGCACATGCTTATGCTCGAGAGCATAAGCATAGCCATCGCGCTTGCTGCCAAACAGATACTTCGATGTTGCGCCGTTGGCGCGGACATCGCGCATCTGGTTGGCGACGGAGCTCAACGGTTGCTGGATTGTGCAGAGCACAAAGCCGATCACGTCGACGAGTCCATCGGGCGAGGCAAGCGCATGCGCTTGCATGATAGGCATATCGCGGTCATACATGATAAGTCTCATTAACCTCATTAGTACCAATGAGATATAAGGCTTATCATGCGCTTATCAAGCGCATATCATGCGCTATGTTAGCATGGCAGCTATGCCGGAGCTCGGGGCCAATTGTGGCGCGATGTCCGATAATGTTAAATTATCGGACATGACATGCGCCTTGCTGCGCGCCCAATTTAAACACATCCGCCTTGGTCTAATCGCTATTGCGGAAACGCAGAAGGCCCCCCTTGAGGTTTTCTGATTTGGGGCCCCGGGCGCACTTAAGTCATGCCTCGGAATGTGTTAAACTATACCACATGACAAACTGTGAATACTGCGAACGAATCTTTAATGCCAGTCTTCACGAGTTGTTTTGCAGTAATCGCTGCTGTACGGCTTTTTCGCGTGAGAGGGATCTTGCGGAGAGGTTGGAGGCGTTATCAATTCCAGAGCCGAATAGCGGCTGCAAATTGTGGTTGGGCCAATTAAATTCGAGGGGTTACGGGCAACTTCGCATCAGGAGAAAGTTTCGAAGAGTTCATCAAGTTGCTTACGAGCTTGCGAAGGGGCCTATTCCGCCAGGCAAGATGATTTGCCACACATGCGATGTACAGATTTGCATAGAGGCTAACCATCTTTATGCCGGAACGGCGAAGACGAATTCGGACGATATGTGGCGGCGAGGGCGCGCTCCGAAAACTTGGCGGCGGCTTCAGCGTGGCGCTGACGCGCGGTGGAAATCGGGTTAAACCAGGCCATGAGCCTTCCGGCCTATCCCTGGGACGCCCGTCCGGACGCGATGCCTCTCACCGCGGACGAGGTGTGTGAAGCCCTCTACCAAGCGGAGGGCGACATCACCGCGGCCAGCCAGCGGCTGAAGGTTGGCTCGCTGATTTTGCGCAAGTTCATCGAGCGTTCCTCCCGCGCCAGAGCCGTGGTCAGAGAAATGGACATGCGGCTGGCGGACAAGGCGCGATCGAAGCTCGCCCAAGCTCTGGACGATCACGACAATCGGCGGGTGGATTGGGCGATCCGGTACGTTCTGAACTCGAAGAACGCGCGTCCGTTGGGTTGGGCCAGCAGCGATCCGAGCGAGGACGCTCAGCGCAACGCGCTTGCGGGTCCTCTCGTCACGCTGAACCTTCCGCCGGCGCAATGGGCGGACGGCACGGCGATTGGGCCCAGAGAGCTGGCGCGCAACGTGATCGAGTTGCATCCCTCGTCCCAGCTGCCAACGATCCCGAAGGCAAGCGAGACGGACCCCAGTGACCGATGACGCCGATTTCGATCTGGTCGACGAGCTGGAGGCCAAGCTCGCCCCGGCGATCATCCCGTACATTCCGCGCCCGCATTTTCGTCCGCTGCATGCGAGCCAAAAGCGGTGGATTTTCGCCGTCGCCCATCGCAGGGCTGGAAAAACCGTCGCCCTGGTCAACCAGCTGATCAGAGCCGCTCTATCGAACCCGCGACGTCATCCGCCGCCCCGGTATGCCTATGTTGGGCCCTCGTTCGACCAGGTGAAGGATTTATGTTGGGCCTATTTGAAGCACTATGCTGGCGGTTACCCTGGGGTGCGTTTTCTCGAGGGCGAGCTGACGGTGATTTTCCCGCATGGGGCGACGATCCGGCTGTATGGCGGCGGGCAGGCTTATGAACGGATCCGGGGGATTTATCTCGATGGCGCGGTGTTGGACGAATATCCCTTGCTCAATCCGCGCGCTTGGACCTCTGTGGTTCGCCCCACTTTGGCGGATTACCGGGGATTCGCGGTCATTTCCGGCACCAGCAACGGCGACGACCATTTTCACGCCGTCAAGCTCAAGGCCGAAGACGACGAGCAATGGGATGTATTCGACATCAAGATTACTGACACCGGGGAAGACGCGCTGAGTTTCGAAGAGCAAAGGGAATTAACGCGCGATATGCCGGCGGACGAATACGCTAGAGAGATGCTCAATGCTTTCGATGCGCCGGTCGAGGGCGCGTATTATACGGAGAGCCTGAACGCCATCCAATCCCAGCATCGCATCGGTTCAGTTCCTGTCAATCTTTCCGGCACTTTGATCACCGGTTGGGACATCGGCATTCACGATTTTACTTGCATTTGGGTGTTTCAGTTGGTTGGCAAGGCGATTCATTTCGTCGATTACATTGAGGATCGGGGGCACAAGGCCGAGCATTATCTGAATATTCTGGATCTAAAGGCGAAAGCTTGGGGGGTGCCGTTCAAGGCGCATATCCTGCCGCATGACGTCGAGGCGCGGGAGTGGATTTCGGGCGAGAGCCGGCGTTTCGGGCTGATGGACGCGACGCCGACGCCGATTCTGACCGCGGAACGCGTTTCCGACGCCGATGGGGTGAGCGCGGTGCGGGGAATTCTGGGGATAAGCTGGTTTGACGAGCAACGCTGCCGGCGGGGGCTGGCGCGGCTTCGAGGCTACAAGAAATCGAAGTTTGGCACGCCGGTGCATGACGATCACAGCCACGGCGCGGACGCGCTGAAGACGGTGGCGGTGGGGTTGCCGCATGTGACGGCGCTGAGTTCGAGCCTGAGTTTCGGCCGGCGACTGAGAAGGCGGATCCGGGGGCTTGTTTAGCTCACCGGCAATCTGCTAGCGTGACGCAGATGAGCACGCATGGGATTCGGATTCGCGCCGATCGAGTGACGCTGAGTGTCAGTCCGGAACAGCAGGAATGGCTGAACGGTTTGGCGCGGCGGTACGGCGTTTCAGTCAGCGACATTTTGCGTCGCCTGATCGACGAGACGCGGGGCGCGTATTTGACGCCGTGCGACGCACGCTCGTCACGGGAGACGGGTAGTCAACGGGAAGCCGCTTAACCCAAACTGGAGGACGCGCATGGGTCAAGGATTTTACGCCTACATTCAGCCGATCGACGACGCCGCGCATCCTGATCAGGGGCTTCCTGGCGGCGGGCGTCCGGGTCATCGTCCCGGTCGTCCCGGCCGGCCGATCGATCCTGGCTTTGGCTGGGGCGGCGGCGAGCGTCCCGGTCATGGGCTTCCGCGGCCGCCGCACACTTGGCCGCGCCCGCCTGGCGGCGGCCTTCCGGTCGATCCCGAATGGGGGATTCCGGAGGGCGGGCACTTGCATCCGGACCATGGTCTGCCGATCCATCCGATCGATCCGGAGCATCCCGATCAAGGCTTGCCGGAAGTTCCCGGCGTCGAGCCGCTGCCGCCCGATCCGCCCCCGGGCACGGTGTGGCCGCCTTTGCCGCCCGACGTTCCCGCCGGCCGCGCGCTCGCGCTGGTGGCGATCGAGGGCGTCGGCTATCGCTACGTGGTGATCGAGATTGGCGAGCGGCCGGTCGATCCGGATTACGGCGTCGAGGAGGGAACTCCGGAGCATCCGGACGTGCAGCCGCCGCGCCCTGGCGTTCCGCCGCGGCCCGGTCAGGGGCTTCCGGGTCAGCGTCCGCCGGTCGCCGGTCAGCCGCTGCCGCCGCAGCGTCCCGGTCAGCCGCCGCAGCCTGGCCAGGGCTTGCCGCAACCGCCGACTGCCCAGCCCAAGCCCGGGCAGCGGCGTTAAGAGATCCGGACCAGGGAGGCTGAAAGGCCTCCCACACTCTAACCGGGGGTTAACCCATGAATAAATTGGTGCTTTCAGCCGCCTTGCTCGCCGCGATCGGCGCGCAACCGGCGCATGCGACGCTGCAGATCGAGGTCTTCGACAACGGCTCGCTGATCGACAACATCACCGGCATCACCACGGGCGCGGCTTCGCTCACCGCCAGCGACGCCAATTTCGCCAACATCACGATCGCCGCGCAGGGCCGTCCGATCC